TCAATGCTTTGTAAATCAGCTTTTGAGCCATAATTTATAAGATCATTATATTTTTCTTTAAATATATTTACATCACCCTGTCTTAAATTAGATGAGTCAATCTTAGCCATTTGATTAATAAAGCCAGCTTCTCTTTTATCCTGATCAAATTTTTCTTTAGCCATAAGATTACCAGCCATAGAAATTAGCTTATCATTATTTATAATCGTTGCTGGTGCTTGTAATGAATCGAATACCATAGTTATATTAATAATTGTACATAGTGTTATAAGCAGTTTCATTTAAACCTTGGCTAGGACTAATTTGATTACTCATCATACCAAAACCCATATTAAATGAAGATGGTCTTAATCCCATCGTATTAGGTGCACTAGGAGGTAAAGGACTCATTGTTTCTAATTGATCTATACCATTTTTTTCTCCAAATGTAGTAGCATTTTTACCTAAACCATAATATTGTTTCATCATATCATTCATACTATATGCTTGACCTGCTCCAACAATATTCTGTATACCTGCACTCATTAATGCAGAGTTAGCTTGTGCTCTTCTTAAATAATCTTGTTGTTGAATAGCAAACTGCTTATCTTTAGCACCTGCAATAGCGGCTCTAGCATTAGCAACCTGAAGGTCACCTCTAAGTCTTGCATCAGCATCCATAGCAGCTAATTTATTAGCCTGATCTGCTTGTGCTTGTGCTAATCCAGATACACCTGTAGCAACCATATTTCTATCTTGCAACTTAGTTAAGCCTGCCGCAGTACCACGAGCCATTTGCTGTTCTGCCAATTGCCTAGAAGCAGATGGTAATCCACCAGCAGCTCTCATTTGAGCAGCAGCTAAATTTTGTTGATACTCACCCGGCATTGTATATTGCGGGGCTTTATTTTTAGAAGCAGCCATTAGACCTCCAATTCCTTGGATAGCTCCTAATCCTGCTTGTACTCCTAATAAGGCTAATGGTAAAGGCATAGTTATTTAAATAATATTACAAATATAATCAATTTTATTGGATAGCGTTTATTTAGATACTACAAAACCAACCGATGTTGAGTATAGCCCAATATCGTCTGTAGAACCATTTGTTAATGTTGTTTTAATCCAAACACCCTTTAGTGTATCTCCGTTAAGCAGAGGGTCTGTTACAGGTGTTGTTGTATCTCTCCAAAATCTTGAAAGATAGATACCTTCCATTTTTTCAAAGTCAGAAACAATTAAGTTACTTAGTTGACCTAACGAAGTGGTTATATAAGGAACAGCCCAAATAGATGGGTCTACACCTGTATATATACCATCGTATCTATCAGCAGGCAACATTGCTGCCTCTTGTGTTATATTTAAGTATGACTTAGTCATCTCTGGTGCTATTGCAGAAACATACTCTATTGAACGAACTGCTTGATTTCCATAGAATAAATTCCTAGTATTATTATTGTTATGCCTCCACATTTTAGCATTAATGCTTGTCCAAGAGAATAATTCTCCAAAAACTCCAACAATACAACTAGGGTATATTTCAAGTTTACTTGTCCATCCACTTACCACCTCATTAAATACAATAGATGGGTAAACAATAGGGTCTTCCCCTTGTGATAAAACTTCAGGGCATAAAACATATAAACTATTATCTTCATCCCAAGCACCATAAAATCTAGGCTTTTGAGTTGTTAATGTTAAATTAGCATCTTTATAAGTATTAAACATATCTGTAAAGTATGACTTCATACTCATATCAGAAATCTTAATAATCCCATTACCTCCTATTTTACAAACTGCATTATTCTTAATGTCAACAAAATATTTATTAAATTGGTTGTATGCAAATGACTCAGGGTTATTATTAATACCACCTACATAGTCATAGTATCTACAATCGTTTAGTAATGTGTTAGATAAGATAAGACTTGATGAACCATCTTGGTTATAAACCATTTGTCTATTTACAGGAATTGTACCTGTTTTATTTTCTTGGAAGTTGTAAAGCATAAATCCATCTAAATGGAATAGTTTTATAGCCCCAAATGTTTGGTCATAATCTTTAAATGAAGTAGCGTATACTCTATTGATATTATTTACATTAGAATCTGCATAGTATGCATCTGAATGATATGCTGTAGCTTTTCTAAACAATTGCCTTGCATCCTGATCAAATGCATTTGCACGACCTATATTAGATGTTTTAACAGGATATCTATCTGATTGGTAATCTGATTCTAATATAGTAATACTACCTAATGCTACTGGAGTTAAATAAGTCGGAGCAGGTTTATTAACTAATAATTGTGTTGATTTATACCATACATCTCCCTCAACAGATTGCATTACCAATGGAATATCTAATGGGCTTAAAGATGATTGCGTTTGGTCTACTCCTGATTTGTTATCAGGGATATGGTATCTTGTAGATAATCCAACATCGCCAATAGTTCCACCCATTGCAATTTCATAGAATAATTCATTTTCTGCATTTAATACAGTATATAAATTAGGTCTATAAACCTCAATAATAACACCTTTAAAAGCATCTTCATTATCTGTTGGAAATGTTGTTGGCAAAGGAATTTTTAAACTACCATTTGTATTTACTCCCAATATTGGCAAATCCTCATGACTTGTAATATAAGTACCATTTGCATATCTAATAAACCTAAGCCTATCTCCTTCTGCAAACTCATAAGATAACTTAGATCCTGTTAGATTATTATAATCAGGTAAATTAGATAATGCATTGTTAAAATTCAATTCAAATATAATACCATTAGTAGCAACATTATTAACAGTAAACTGCAAGAATGAATTTACTATTCTTCTTTTAGTTCTTAATATTTGAAATCTTTCAGCCCATACAGGCGGTCTAGATTTAACTGTAATTACAGCATTAGGTATTCCTTTTTCTGGTGCAAATGGCACACTTACCTCACATAATTGATTCGTTACAACTGTTGAAAGTTTACCTGTTCTATCTAAATATTCAATAGCATATCTATATGAGTCGCCATTTTTAAGCCCATTTTTAATAAAACCTCCCGATGTTAATACACTTGCACTAGCTACTAAAGATTTTTCTACTACATCTCTCTCTTGGTTTGTTGCAAATATCTTTATAGAATAAGGATCACCAATTGTTTGGTATGAAACAATACCAATATTATTAATATTAATTTTTGCTGTTAACCCAAGAATACAATCATTTAGGGTATCCCCTTGCTTAGAGTCATAATTATAAAAAAACTTTTCACCTTGATATGTTATATTTACTAAAAATAAAGTTCCTTCTGGGATTACAGCATTTATTAGAGCTCCTGAAAATGTAATATTAGACCCACTATTTGTATATACAGTTCCTGTAATAGCAGGATCTATTGAACCTGTTACCTCTTCATCAACCAAATTATTATATCTAGGTAAAATAATAATAACATTATTATGTGGTCTATATATTTTTAAATTTGGGTTTGATAACAAAAAGTTAATATAAACAGTATTATCTAAATCAGAAAATGAAGCTGGAGGAAGAGTAAAACCAGCTCCATTGCCTGAAGGTATTTCTGAAAATGATACTGAATAAGGTATTAGTAGCGTATTACCATAAGTTCTATATACTGCCATTTGTGCAACAGTAGCACTTGTTGTTATTGTAACGCTATTTGGGGTAGCTGTATTATTAATAGATGCTAACATATCTATTACAGGTAAATCATACCCTTCTGTAACACCACCATATACTACATTTGAACCATTAACTAGTTCTTGTGCTTCTGATTTTAATGGAACCCTATCATATTCTAAATTTGATTCAGCAACATCTAGAGCAATTAATTGTCTATTATTACTAAATAAATAATTATTGTAAGTAGATATACTAATTGTAGGTATTGATGATAATGTAATTTGTTGTGTTTTTGCTGTTTCTGCTACTGGAACATATTCTGTTACAGTAAATAAAAACCCTGCATTACCAACAAAATAAATAATATTAGTATTAGGCTCCACATAAATTGACATATTACCACTAGTAACATTTTCGGTAAAATTAAACTGTGTAACTAAATCTAATGCAGCAGCATATAATCCAATTGTAGATGTTGTTGTTTTTGTAACATAACCACTACCAGTATCAACTCTTAATGTAACTCCATTTTCACTTGCTGTTAATATTTGAACAGCTACTTTAACATAATTCTTTTGTACATCTGTATCAATAATATCACATATACCAAAATCTCCACTATTCCCTAATCTTGAAGCTAACTCAACACGTTTAATTTCAGTATTAGGAATTAAATATTTGAAGTTTAATGCGTTATTAATATAATTTGGTTGAGTTTGTTCTGTACTTGGGAAAAATAAATCACCCATTGTAGATATCTCAGATATAGGAGAAAATGTAGACTTAGTATTATCTTGATAAACGTATCTATATTTAAATTGAAAAAAGTTTCCTCTAATATTATTCCCAGAAAATGTAAAATTAGTTATAGGCGTAACATCTTTAGGTTCTTCTAAAGGAGGTTGTTTAGCTGCTAAAATCTGCAACTCTGTAGTTAACTCTCCTGCCTTAGCTCTAACAATATCAATATTCCTAGGCTCATTAATAGTATCTGTATATAATAGATATTTACCATCAACAACATTAGCCCCTGTGATACGCATTGTATCGGTGAATTTTAATATGCTACTTTTTATAACTTGAGTTACAACTCTTGTTTGAACATCTACTTCATAGATTGCGTGATTAAATGTACTAGTCGAACAACTAACAAAATAATATATTTTATAATTAGGTAAATCAACACACTTGCCGATTACTTTTTTAGCAGCTACTGTTGAATAAGATGTAGTTACTTCTGTGGTGCCTTTAAAGCCCTTCACAAGACCTATACCACTATCGATGGCACTTAGTATTAAACAATTGTATGCATCGCTGTAATCGCCTCTAAACTTATCTAGAGAGAACAAGCGTTCATCAATATCCGAGTTTAATCGACCAGTAAAGTTTTTTCTGTCTGTATTCATTATTACAATTTAGGAGCCATGTACACACTTCTTCTTGATGTATCGTAAGCATCACCAATTCTAAATGGCTTCATACGATTACGAGCAACTCTTTTTTGGTTATAATATTCTTGTCTTGCTCTCATCTTTTCATTAGCAGGAGTATCCTTTCTTTTAGAAACTGCTTTCCAATAGATATAATCTTCTAATGCTTGTTGGCAAAAAATATGGATGCTATGTGTATCACACTCACAAGCTAATGGATCTACAACGTATTCTAATATAACATCAGACTTAGTAAACTCCGAGCCCAATACAATTAAACCATTTTCTTCATCAATATTAAACTGAGCCACATCTGCAACTGAACCTCCTAAACCAAATAAATTATAGTTCATTCCTTCAGTCCAATAGTTGTGATAGTCAGGTGATTCTAATCTAGTAAATCCTCCTTCAATAAATGTTCCGGGAGATACAACTCTATTAGTATTTGTATCGTTATATAAAGTGATTGATTTATTTAAAGCTAAAGTATAAACTTTACCATCGTGAGTTAAAATACCAACCTTAGACCAATTAATATAATCTGTTGGTAATGTAACGGTATTGTTAGCGTTCTTAGCAAGAAGAACAGTTTTAACATTACCTGCAACGTCAAACCATAGCTCCCTTAATCCAGTTACTCCAATTTGGTATAATCTAGCATAATCTCTATCGTCAGAATCAATCTGATTCATTACAGAGTTTACTATATAATTAAGGTCTACGTATTTTCCTGCTATACTCATTATTATCGATTAATTGAATCTACACCATCTAAAACTTTATCTTGAGGGATATTTCTTTCGCCTAATAGTTTTTTAAGAACAATTTCAATTACTTGTTCTTCCATATCTTTAGGCATCATTAACTCATCTGACATTATATTTGAGCTGTATGCTACCATTCTAATTACAACAGTAACCAAATCTGCCGTAGCACCATCAAAGTATATTCTACCATTTTCTTCCCATCCAACAATTCTATTTGGGATAGGTGTTAAGTTTTTATAAATAGATTTCTTGTTACCTTGTAAAATAATTACAGGTGTAACTGATTTATTTAATGGTTTTAATATTTCTATAATACCTCTATTTTTAGGCAATCCAATTGGATCAGCTGGTAATACGCAATATTTAAGACCTAATGTAGGGTCTGTGTCTATTGTATTCCCTGTGAATGTAGAAACGAACTGATCGTTTACATAAGAAGTACCTTCAAATTTATAATTTTCTGTATAGTTTACTTTTGCTAAAAAAGCAATAGCTGAATTAACATGAAGACCAACTTCACGAATATCAATTGAAGCATCATTAGGTGGCGTACCATTGTATGCTAATCTAAGTATTCTTTCTGATAATTCTCCTCTTGTAGCCATTATACTCCTTGTCTTTGTTTAAGTTCTGAATATTGCATTAAATCATTATCTTTTAGGTTAATACCTAAGAATGATAATATTCTAACAGCTAAATCATTAAAGTTTTGTTGATTCCATTCTAAGAATTCTGAACTTACACCGGGTATAATACCAACTGCTGTAATTACAGGTCTTCCTCCAGATACAGTATATCTAACTACCCTATTATCAGGTCTTTTTAAATATGTTAATTTATATGCTGAATATGTAACATTTGATGACGAAGGGTATACTTTTATAGTAGCATTATTAACCATATAGTATGGATTTTCTAATGTCGGTTGAGCTATACTTGAACTTAATTGTTTAGCTAATCTTTGCTCATTTACTCTAGTAGAAGGATAAACTACTTCTTGCCCACTTATTGTTTGATACCTATATAAATCTGTAGTATAACCATAATTAGGTAATGCCTGTAAGTCAATAATTCCGCTAGAATCTGCTGTTACTGCTGTTAATGGAATCCTAAAAGGAACCATATCTGCCTCAATCTTATTCGTTTTAGCATAAGCTACAGGTGGTATAGGATTACCATATTGGTATCTTTGTATCTCACCAATGTATTCCTCCCATAACTGAACACTAGCAGCATATGCAGCTATATTATATTCAGGAATAGTGAATGCTCCGTCTTGTGCCTTATTTGCTAAAACACTAACAAAGTTATATAAATCAACACTACTTATTGCCATAAGACAAAGATACAAAAAAAAAGAGCCACCTTTTTTAGGGGCAGCTCCTTAACTAAAACTAAAACTATTACTATGATATTAAACAAAGACTCACAAAAATAGTATTTATTTTGACAATTCCAAAACTTTCTCTTTTAGTTCTTCAAAAGTTTTTTGGTTTTCTGTAGCCATTAAGAAGTCTGCTAAGTAATCAGCAGCATCTTTACCAGCTGGTAATATAGTAATCAAGCCTTTAGTATCACACCAAACGATTTGACCTGCTACATCTCTAGAAGATACAACATTCTTATCTAAGGCTGTCATAGCGAAGTATTTAAACTCATTTCTAGGTGACTTGTGAAACTTCAAGAATAACTCAGGTTGTTTTTCAGCCTTATCAATATACTTGTTAATTACTTGTTTTTCTGTTAATTTAGAGGTATCAATACCTAATACACGAGCATAGTGATACATTGCCTCTAAGTTATTATCTACATCGTACCAAGCAGCTTCTACCGCTTTACGTCTACCAGTAATAACATCAAAGTTGTCTTCTGCTTCTTTTTCAATATTTAATTCTCTAAATACAGGTGGTTTATTTGTATTTCTTTGCTTATTAGCTTCATTTTGATTTGTTGCACGTAAAAACTTTAGTAATGAAACTTGCGTTTTAGGTACAATTAAACGACCTCTATGGAACTCAATATCTCCAGCTTTAGTAAACTCAGGATCTACATTCTGCTCATCAGCAAAAATAGATGAAGAACCTGATAGATATCTAATAGTTCTTTCAGTTTCTGTTTCAGGGTCATAGATAAAATCTTTTGACGATGCAATATGCAAAGGTCTAAAAGGTCTTAATGGATCATTAGATCTATCAATCAATTCAAAAATTACGTGATTTTTTTCTTTTGAAGTAGGTGCTTTATACACATTACTCGTAGGGGCTTTCTTCGCACCGAAGTTAGGATTCCCTTTTTTTGGGGTTTGTTCAGACATTTTTACTTGTTATTTAATTTATAATTCTTTTATTAAAAAAGGGGGGTACAATTAGCACCCCCCTAGTTTTGATATCACTATGCTTTGTAAACTCTAGCAAAACGGTTAACACCGAATACTTGTAAGCCTTCTTTAGCAATGTGTGAAATAGTCAATTCCATTTTACCTGAAGTAGGTACTTTTGCAAGTCCTCCAGTATCAAATTTGTAGAATCTTTGACCATTGTACAATTGGTAACGTAAACCAAATGAATTAACTGATTCGCCACTAGCAGCGTCACGTTGTGAATCCATAGGAATTAATACTCCGTTATCATCCCATTTAGATGAAGCAACACCGTATTGAGCTCCTGCGTTGAATCCCATGTATTTCTTCATGTGGAATGTACGACCATGGATAGTGTATGACGTGAATCCTTGAGCGATAGCAATTTCTTTGCTACCATTGAAAGATCCGTAGTTAATAGCACCAGCGTTGTATTTGTTTTGGATAAAGTTTTGAACAGCAATATATTGGTTTGTGTCCATTAACCAATGATACTCATTAGCACCAACTTCTTTATCTAATCCTTTTGCGATGTTATCCAAAGCAGTTGCATCAAATGAAGAGTAAGTAACAGCGATACCACCGTTAATAACTTGTGGAATTAAACCTGCTGAAGTTTGAGAAACTCCTGAGTTGTTAGACTCTGTACCAAACATATGTTTAGCCTCACGAGCATCCATAAAACGCATATCAGCAGTTTGAATACCTCTGTAAGAGTAAGCACCTACTGTGTTTTCAGGGAAAACTCTTTCAGCTAAAGCTCTGTCAGTAGTAGTGTAGTCTTCACGAACTTCAGTACATAAACCATTAACGGTAATGTCTTGACGTTGTAATGAACCACCAACTTCTGAAGCCTCACCTACTGCACGACCTCTGAACAATAAGTTTGTTTCAGCACCGTTACAAGAGAATGATTGAGTAGATAATAAAGGTTTAACTACACACTCTGTATCAGAGTTAACAGCTGTAATTTGACCTTGAACACCAATAGCAGCAGCAGTAGCTGTGTTATTAGCAATTTCAACGATCTCACCAACACGTAATGGAGATGATGAATCAAATACAAATGAAGAATCAATTGTAACTGTAACTGCTGCACCCGCTGCTGGAGTTTCAGTTGAAACTGAAGCTACCAATACGTAAGGAGCACGTCTGTTTGCAGGCTCTACGTGAGAGAATGCTTGGTTAGGAGAGAAAGTTTCTTTCCCAGCTAAAGTAGTTGTGATCATGTAATAATCATTCCACCACTTGTATTTGTCTACGTATTTCTCGTAGTAGTTAGGGGTAATTAAGTCTAATGTAGACAATAATCCCTGATTTGCAGATCCTACAACCGCGGTAGGATTAATTGCACTTGGGTTAGTTAACGCCATTTTGTTTGTTATTTAAGTTATTAAAAAAGTTTATTTGCAATAAAGTCTGCAATATCATCCTTTGTTTGAATAACAGGTGCCGAAGGATTTGGCGACATTTGAGTATTCTTAATACCTTTAAGCCAATCGTCTTGTGCTTTTGCAACTTGTTGCGTTACGGCACTTCTAACAATAGCTTCTTTATTTCTAAGGAATGCCATGTCTTCTGCTAATTTACGAGCATTGACTTTGCCATCCTCACTTATATATGGTTTAAAAAATACACTTATATCTTTACCAAGCATTTTCATATCTTCAATCAATGGATTTGATACATCTTCGCCTACAGCAAAATCAAACTGTTCGTTTTCTCTTAATGCAATTGAAATTTTGTTAAAATCCTTCATAGATTCTGATACCGAACTTTCCCACAGCTTATAAGCCTCTTCAGCTTGTGCTTGTAACTCCCCCGGGTCTATGACTGTCGCTGGTTGGTTACTAGTTGGGTTTAAGTCTGGTAACTTAATCTCTGATTTTTTTGATTCAAAGAACTGTAATGCTTCTTTAGCATCCGCTTTCAGTTTTCGATTATAAGCTCTTTTTTCCTGATCGGTTAAAAGCTCTTCATCTAAACCTAATCCATACGTTGATGACATTTCATCCTCGATGTCCTCTGTTGTCCACTCTGGGTTTTGGGCTTTTAAATACTCAGCAACCAATTGGTCTTGAGATTTAGAACTATAATCTTGAGTCTGTACAGACAAAAAATCATTTAGCTCTTTTAGCTTACCTTCCCGAATGTAGTCATATATTACCTTGCTATTCTCATCCAAATCTGATTGGCTCATAGAAGCTAACTTTGATTCAAGCTCTGCCTTTTCAGCAATAACTTTTTCATAGTCACTCTTATTAACCACTTCATTTACTAATTCCTGTTCAGGAGTAGTTGGAGTTTGAGTAGTTTCGGTTGTCGGCTGTGTTACTTCTACCTGCTCGGTTTCATGTGGAACACTTTCCGTTGACTCATTAAATTCATTTAAAAAAGATGTATCCGTTGATGCATCTGTTGTTTGGGCTCCAATTTCGTTGAAAGCCTCAAACGGGAAATCGTTAAGTTCTGACATATATTTATCTTTATAATTCTGTTTGCAAAAATACTGAAAAAATCAATATATTTTTTATTGCATCATTTCAGGGTTTTCACCACCTTGTTGTTGCATCATCATTTGTTCTTCTTCACTCATTGGCTGACCTTCAGCTCCTTGCTGCATAGCTTGTTGCTCTTGCATCATAGCTTGTTGTTGAGCCATAGCTTCTTGCTCTTGTTGTTGTTGTGCATGAAGCATAACAGCTAAAGGAACCTCTGCTAATATCTTTTGTTCCATAGCTCCATTAGATTTAAGAATCTCTTCTAATATCTTAGTTTGTTGAGCCATTACACCTTTCATTTCTTCAAGACCCATCATTGTTTCGCCTTTTAATTGCTCTTTCAATTGAATTAATTGAGCATCAGCTTGAGCCTTAGCCATTGCAGCACCTTGTTGTTGTTGTACAGCGTACTCAGTATTCTTTTGTGCGTCTTCTTGTTTTTCTTTACGATACTTATTCTCTGTAACCTTTAAGTATTGGTAAGCTACCTTAATATTAGGGATAGACATTAACATATACTTATCTGAAGGTTTAATAGCTCCAGTTTGAATAGAGATATCAATAGCTCTTGCTAATTCTTCTTTTTTAGCATCGTCAGGTAACATTTCCAAAGAAACACCAAAGTTAATATTAGCAGCATTTTTATTTAATTCAATGAATTTCAAATCATCACCACCTACAACTTTAGCATAACCATTATATGCCTTACCTTTTAATGATACAATGTCTTGAACTAATATAGCACATTTCTTTAATGTTCTATTCATTATATCAATAAATGCATCGTAGATAAATGAAGTAGCATTATTAGAAGCGTTTAATGCTAACTGAGTAGTTCTAAATCCTGCTCTTGCATCTACTGCTGCTCCATCTGAAGCCTCATTTAATCCTGTATCATCACGTAAAGTAGCTAATAGGTAGTTATAAGTAGCAATTAATTCTTGCAATTGATTACCCATACCATTAGGTAAAGTTTCAATAGGTCTAAATTGCTTATATGAACCATCTTCATTGATAGCTCTATAATAGTAGTTACCTGTCTGATCGTAAATTTCTTGTAATTCTAATGGTGACAATGAATTACCTAAACCTAAGTCTACATCTTCTAATCCATCAATAGCAACAGCAAGTCCTGCTGGTCTAGCCTTAGCAATTAAAATTTGTAGCTTATACCTAATCATTTGCATTTGATCAATTGTAGGGATCATTGATTCTATCAAAGGCTTATTATTCATTTGATAGTTATTAGGCATATATACTGTAATCGGCAATTGTACTTCTGATAAATCATCTTTTGATTTAATCATATCAGTTTCCAAGCCATAGTTGAACATATAGTCAGTTTGTAAAATCAAACTAAACTTATATACAACTTTATCTTTCATTTCAATAATCTCACGCTTGAATTTAGAGTTTTTAGGAGCCTCATAAGAAGCATCTCTTTTATTAACTGTAAATCCACCATATGCATTTTCTTTCTTTTCAAACTTTTGATTTCTTGTAGTTATGTAATAACCATTTAAAACCATGATATTTGAATCATCATATGGTCTGTATGTATTGTTAGCGTATGCAGATGCATTATTATAGAATACATTTCCATTACCCCATACCGATCTTACTTTATTAGCAATATCTTGGTATTCTGCTTCTGTAAATTGATTGCCTGCTGTTAAACGTAAATCATGTAAAGACATAGGAATAACTTCCCCTCCATATACAATATTACTAAAGTCAGACTCTTCACTATAAGATGTAACTAAGTTTTCAGGCTTAATTCTTTTGATTGTTACTCTTCCTTTATAGTCAATAAAAGTACGTGTACCTGCAACACCACACTCAATGGTATCTCTAATTAAACGTCTTTTAAGTTCTGGATATTTATTCTCATTAATAATTAATTGAAGGATTTCTTCAAATACAATCTCTTCAGTTTGCTTGTTATTTAAATCAAAATATAAATCAATTTCTGTATCTGATTCTGCTTCTCTAACGTGTTCAGGCATTAATTGCAAACCACTCATTTCTTCTAATTGAGCAATATCTGCTTTCTTACGCATCATGAACTTAGATTTTTCTTTCTTCTGCATTTTCTCAGCAGCAATTACTGGATCTAGGTTAGTAGCAGATACTTTCTCATCACGTTTCATAAAACCATTTGTAACGATTTCTACGAATTTAGGTGCAGGAGATGTAATCTTCCATGAGATATTAGCAAAAGCTGACGGCTTATTTTCTAGACCTAAACGAGGTAAGTATTGTTCTACAGGTTGTGAACCTAAAGCATATAGCCTATTCATAGAGAAACGAGCTACCCTTTGGTTATAAGCCTGCCCATCTAATCCAATAGATTTTCTTTCTATATACTTTGCAAACGAGAATATATAATCCCTAGAGTTCTTAACTTCATCAGGAGCATACGGATTAGGTAAACTCATACCTAAATCTTGATACGGTGTGTCAGCCATTAATTATTATTTTACTAATATTCACAAAGATAGTGAAAAAATGTCAAAGGTTATTTTTTAGTTGATTTTCCATTCTTACCTTGACGAGCTCTATTTGAACTTTGTGCTTCTTTAACTAGCTTACCAGATTTAGTGTGACTCATATCTTTGCCATCACCAACTTTACTACCAGCTAATTTATTTGCTTTATTCAAACCATCTCGGTATTTAATACGTTCAGGTGTTGAGTGGTACTCTTTATTGTACTCATTCTTCTTCTTACGTGCTTCAGGATGTGTAGCAAAGTATTTTGCTGACTCAGATTTACCTGTAGACTTTCCTGCTAATGTGTTACGTGCCATGTGACAAAGATAACAATTAAATTAATGCTTACAAAAGGTTGGTGGTCGTGGTAAGAAAAAGATGTTTAACTCCCCCTCCCCCTCAAAGAAAAGGAATTAAACACTTTAACTTACCTTATTTATGCTCATCAAATAGGATGGGTATGGCTGCCGATGGGGAAGATGTTTTTCAGCCCTTCTCAACATTTAAAAGTTAATTATAGATACTGCTATATACAGATGGCTCACGCCTCACCTTGTACACCCATAGAGTCAATTGGTTTATGCTTAGAGCTAACCTTATTTCTTGGGCATAAAAAAACCCTAAAGGTCGTATCTTTAGGGTCGGGAATAAATAAATGTTAGAGTATTTAAACCGTTCCCGAAGATATATACGACATATGTTCGGAAATAAGTCCTGCAAATATACAAAATAATATTTTATATATCCAAATTTATTTTTGTCTAGCCTTAACTCTAGCTCTATAATTGGCGGCAACTGCTGAGTGAATTTTTTTGCATTCTTTACATCTGCATCCTCTAGCATAAGAGTTTTGACTTGGGTGATTTTTAATATGATTTTTAAAAAAACTTTGACCAATTTTATTTTTATTAAAAGCATCGTGCCAATTATCTTTTGGTGTTCCTAAAAATAAATGATCAGGATTTACGCAAGATCTATTATCGCAAGTATGACATACATACATCCCAGTTGGGATATCCCCTTTATGAATTTGGTATGAAACCCTATGAGCATCAATAACCTTACCTTTTATTTTAATGCACCCATACCTTGATTTACCACGAATTGCCGCTTTCCATAACCAGCAATCTTCCGTTTTTTCTATTTTATTAAAAAATAATTCCATAGTTGTAATTGTATTTGTGGTCACAATATACGAACTTTTTTTTAATTCAATGCAACAAAAATATAAAAAAGATTCGAATTAAGAAAACTTATTTTCAGTAGATTTGGGAATGACAAAAATAGTAGCATCATACAGATATATTCCTTTCGGAACAAAAGTTAACATTGTGATTACCAATGATATAACAGAAGCTATTAAACTTTATGATAAGGATTATGATGAAACATTAGATTATTCTACTTGGATTGCTTCTTTTATAGAAGGAGAAGGAAGTTGTTGTTATTTAGTATTTAAACCAAATCTTACTATATCTGATATTATACACGAAACCACACATATGGTGCAGTTCGTCATGAAGTATCATTTTGTGCACCTAGCAGATGATTACGATGAAAATATGGCTTATGGTATATCCTATTGGTCAGAGCTCGTTATAGCGACTCTAATAAGGGAAACAGAGCATATATCTCCTTGGGTTAAAGAACAGGCTCAAACTCAGTTTTACGATTCAATCGGAAATATGCCCCAACTCTAACTTTTTGTTGGATTACATCATAACCTCCAAAGAACATAGCGTTGGAATACTTTGGGATAAAAATACCATCAACAGATAATGATACTTCTTTCTTATTGAATAATACTGAAGAGCCTACACCAAATGTTGCTTTAGGTTTAGGAGCTACAAATGTAGTCTTGGTAATGAACTGATCCATAATATCAATAGAAGCCATTCTAGAGATAATCATATTCTGAGTAACTCTTTCCTTTATTGCAATACTTGCTTTATCGAATTTAATAGTATCTAAATATTCTGAGGTAGCATAGAACTCATTAATAACGTGTGAGGTATCTACATTGTTGATAATGGTATCAGTATAATATTTGGTTACAGGAACTAACTTAGTTATATATTTAGTTTGGGTAGGTCTAGCCACATATGTTGTATCCATAGTTGTTTTAATAACATCCATAGCAACTTCTTTATCATTACAGCTTTTTTGTAAAAGCATTAAACCAAATATGGTAGCAACTACCCAACCTAATATATTTTTCATTATTTTAAATTCATTAATATGATTGCAACTTGTTCTTGTAATTTTTTAATTTGCTCTTTAATCTCTACGATATTTTCAGCATCTGTCTTAGTATCTTCTTTTGGTTTTAAGATATAATTAGCAATAGCATTGCCTGTTATATTTGTTGCAGATACAGAAGCAATATTTTCTTTATCCTTTTCAAATACATGAGCATACTTTTCTAAACAAGCCCCGCAAGGTGACTCGCATTCACAATGTTCTAACTTTGCGATTTCTTCAATTTTTAGGTTTTCCATAAACAATCTTTCTAATTTTAGCTATGATTAAATTTAACTTATCTTCTAATGCTTTTTTTTCTAACATTAAGGTTTCCAATTCTTTAACTGATTTTCCCATATTCTTATCATTAAGCCCAAATATAGAAATTTTTATTTGATATATATAAAATATTATTTTACCTTTGTTAAATATGGAACCAAATGTTA